CAATTTGCGAGAAACATTTGATTTTTAACGATTTAAAGCGATAAGGATATGAAAACAAAGTATATTTATAAGGGTGAAGAAATTTTACACAGTACGTTTATTTCTCTATGTCGAAAAATTGGTGTAAATGGTGGGAGAAAATTTACTACTTTGGAGAAATTGCAGCAAGAAGCAAACAAAGGAAACGAAAAAGCGATTGAACTATTATCAAATTTGCAAATACAATGAAACGCGTATACAAGTGGATAGTTAACGGGTTGGAGTTTTCCAGCCTTCAAAAAGCAAAGCAATTTTGTAGGGAAAGTAAAACAGGTGCAACTGGTATTTATGGAATTGATAGGAACGGGAATAGTATAACATTTACACCTATTGAAAATACAAAGCGCGGTATCTCCTTTGGAAAGTCCTATAAAATAAATGTAAATAATACACTTTAATAAATAGTAAAACAATAAAGTTATGAACACGAAAGCTATACAAGTAATATTAGAGGCATTGAAAATGGTATTTATTTCTTTCGTTATCACTCTTATTATTCTATTTATAGACGAAAAGAATTTTTTGCATGTTATCTTATCTGTTCCTATTGTTTTAGTTTTACTTTATATTTTGATTGAAAAATCA